CCCTCCCCCCAGTCTTTTCAGAGTCCTAACTCCCGCCTGGTAGCGGCGACTGCTCGACGAGCCGCACTGGCTGGCTTGACGCGACTGTCATACCAGCGTTTGTAAGGTGCGTCGTATAGGTCATTGTGCGATAGTCCGCACAGTTCAAAGCACCAATAGTCGACCTGTTTTAACCAGTCTTCAAAGCTAATGAGCATGGTGTGTCGGGCGGGATTTCTCCCGCCCGCCTCCTGTTGTTAATAGTCGCCGTCGGCTTCGTCGTATTCGACCGCGCGGATAGCTGGCTTCTTTTTAGGACTCGGGCCAGCAATCGCGCGAGGCGCGTGCGTCTCATCCCAACCATGCCGACGAAGAGTCTCGACAAGGCAGGACTCGAACTCATTACCCTTTACCGACGCGCCATCATAACGGCCAGTCCCAAGGTGATATTCAATCTTCACCTCGTTTTTGTCCGTCATAGTCCGTCCCTCAGCGGTGATTGTGAGGTAGAACGAACCAACGTTAGCCGCTCCGAAGCGGTCGCGGATTTCGTTAGTTGCGTCGACGAAAGCCATGTGCAACTTGTTAGCAAGCAATTTTGACATGCGTGTTACTCCTGTTTGCGCGAGATTGCGCCATAGATGGGCGCGCACGGCGCCCATCTAAAGCGATACCCCGTTAGGCCGCGCGGACTTTCGAGAAGCCCATATCGGCCGCGCTAGTAACAGGCGCTTCGCTCGGCTTAGGCGATTTCGCCTCAACCTTGCGACTGGCCACGATGGTTTCGGCTTGTTGCCACAATTCTTCATGGCGAGTAGATGCAATGAAGTCTCGCAGTTCCTGCCGGTTCCACGTTTCGCCGTCCGCGAACGTGATAACGTCCGTTTCATTAGTTGGCACTTTAAGTGCCTTACCGTCCTGACCCTTCTTGCCTTTGAACTCGGCCGCAATCGCGCGGTCAAGAAGCTTGAAGTATTCGGACTCGACGCTATCGCCGCGCGAGCGATCCGACTCGGTAATCCCGCCATCTTCTAGGCAAAGGTTCCAATTTTTGGTCGCCTCACCTAAAAGCGCCGCGTTCCAATCTTCCGGATTTGCCTCGCGATAGACTCGAAGCGCCTCTTTGCGATCGTCGGCGGACATACCGTCAACCAGTCCCGCCGCGCTTTTGATTTCCGGAATGGAAATCGCGGACGCGTAGGACTCGTTAGAAAGCTTATGCTTGATTACCTTTTTAAGCGCCGCAACCTTGTTAGATAGCGGAACTTGCAACCAAGTTGTCTCGAAAAGTTGTCCCGCGATAGTGAAAGTCAACGGGAAATCTTCGAGTTCTACTGAACCATTAGTGCGTGCCATGTTAGTCACCTTTCACAACAAAGCGCCGGTTCCGCCGACGCACGGTAGGCATAGTTGTACTCTTGAAAGCCGCTTTCAGGTGTCCGACACGCGGCATCCCGCGCGCCCACTGTTTTCCTGGGGAGGGCGATTGTGCTCGAGTCCGCGAGCGAGCGGGTTCCGGAAGCGGCGACCGCCGCGTCTTGTCAAACCATCAATCAACCTTTCCATATCGTCATCTAATGATGAGAGTATGGCTTAGGCGAGCAGCAATGTCTACTCGGTCGTGACCCATATCTTTGCATGGCACCCATGCAAGGATTGCATGGGTCGTACACGCGGTCGGCGACCTCGGAGACTGCTGCACCCGCTCGAGTTGCAATGCACCCGCTCGGCGGGTCGAGGAGCCTGGCGGTGCAACCACAGGTGGTGCGGCATAGTGACGCACCGGGGGGCTGGCCTGCAGATGAGGCTTGACTGGGGCCCGGGGCCGAAGGCGGTACCTGCTTTATAAAAAACTACAAAACATCATGGCCATTAGATTTCAAAAAATTGGAACTTGATGGCCACCGTCCATTCAATGAACAATGACCACGCTCCACAGCCATCACAAAACCCTTGACATCTCCCCAGTCTCGCCGTACCCTTATACCCGCGCCATTCGGGTTTGTTCCGGTGGCTGGGTCCATGACTAGATGCTGGGTGTGAGTTATGGATCAGGGCTGTGGGTGTTTGGCCCTTGCCTGACTCCTGGTCCGGGAGAGTTTGATGGACGACTTGGGTGAAGGTGGGTTGGTGGACTGCCCGTTTGACCGGCTCCCGTCTGGAAGGGGTGGTAGAGCTGCGAGGCGGGTTAATTGGGAGGTTGTCCGGACTTTGAGAGTTCCGGATGACCTCCCTCTTTTGTCTGAACGCCACCCTAAACGCGCTAGTCAGCAGACCCTTAAACACATCCGAAATTCGCATCACCAACTCGCCCGGTTGATGGCGACAGGTGTGGATCAGGAGGAAATCTCCTTAATCACCGGGTATTCACCCGCGTATATATCTCGGATTAAAAACGATCCGACCTTCGAGGCGCTGGTCGATTACTACGACAAGCAGCGGGACGAAATCTTCGTTGATGTAGTCGAGAGGATGAAGACTCTGGGGCTCTCCACCCTGGACGAGCTTCAAAGACGCCTGGATGACGAGCCGGATGAGTGGTCTCGCCGCGAATTGATGGAGATGGCCGAGCTGATGCTAGTTAAACCGGCTGCTGCACGAACCCCACTGCATACGACCGCGACCATTGCACCCGTGTCGGTTAATGTGAAGTTTGTTACTGCCCAACCTCGTGAACCCCTAGCGATTGAGGGCATTATAGTTGACCAGCCAAAGGAACCAGCTAATGGAAGTTAGTGACTGCGAGGATCTGCGGCGGCAGATTAAGCCGATTGCTGAGAGGTTGGCAGAGCTTTATTCGGGGCGGGTCTGGCCGAATGAGCAGCGTGAGGTTGTAGCCAATGCAACGCTGGCGTATAGGCATCTTGAAGATGCGTCAATGCGTATCGGCAAGTGTATTCAAGCTCTGGATAAGGGCTCGTCTGTGTACGACAGGACTCAAGTACCCAAGATAGAAGAATGAGTGAGAACCCGTACGTTAAACCAGTGAACGGACTGTTGTGGGCTAGGCCGGTTAATAAGCCTGCCTTTATACCGGTTTCTCGGCCTCGCGGTGCGAAAGCAGCCGGACTTAGATACGAGAGGCAGTTCGCCAAGTTCTTGAAGCCTCTCGGGTGCATTCACGGGCAGTGGTTTGAGTTTGAGGATAAGTCTGGGGTTCGTTATTGTCAGACAGACATCATATTCCCCGTATCCAAACGACTCTTTTCTGTGATTGAAGTCAAGTACACCCTGGTAGACCGCGCGTATGACCAGCTTTTGGATGTGTACGGACCGGTAGTTGAGGCCGCGTATAACGTGCCAGTCGGGTTGGTGGTAGTCTACAAGAACTATCGGGGTGGTGGGCAAGGGGTTCCGTTTGTAGATATTCCGATGGCGACACAATTCTCTGTGGATACTGGCCATGTGGCTAATCTGCATTGGATTGGGCAGCCAGTGGCACCGAAACCGAATGACCGCCTCCTGGGTGTGTTAGAGATAGCACATTCAGATCAGACTGGCAGACCACGCGCGTCCCCCACGCCCCCATCTGTCATGCACTGATTGGTCGTTCGCCCCAGCCGGTTGCTGCCCCATGCGAACCGGCTGGGGGTCATCAAAAGGGTTGAAAGGCAGTTCGATGGCTGATGAGAGACTGAATAGGACTCCACACCGTCGAAAGAGTCGAAATACCCTTGAACACACCGAGGGCAGGTGGGGGCCGTATGTACCTATGCGTGGTGCGTTTGGGCAGGCTATGGCCATCATGCAAGGAGTTTACCGGCCTGTCTCACCAACAGAGGCCAGATTGAGTCCAGCTGGGAAGTCGTTCGCGCTAAGTAACCACGGTTACAATAAGCTGCGGGACTGGGACTGATCGAATGAATAAGAGAAACAACATCATTAATCTGCTAGAGCATCCGGAATTCAAGTTTGCTTGCAAGTTTGATGATGTTGACTGGGAGATCCTGCGAGAGTTCCGAGGGCGTGGGTTCGGGTTGACAGCTCATGAAGTCGAGAACTATCTAGGCAAGTACACCTATGCAAAAGTGTATGGCCAGTTAGTTCAGATGGAGAAGGACAGACTGGTCAATCGGCTTAAAAAGAGACTGCCGAAAGTCCCAGGTAAAGAGCACATTTACCGTCGGATAGAGCACGCTTGGTTACCAACTCAAAGAGGAGAAGAGTATGGCAGAACATGGCCGCGACCCTCACTGGGGCCCCAAGCCTCCAATGTCAAGCCCAGTAAAGCACGGACCGGGAAAGGCAGTGGGGACAGACAGCCTCTCTGGAGCCATGCAACAGTTACACTCAGAGCACCCGTACCACGTGCAGGGGGAAAACCTCCAGCATAAGTCAACGGGGAAGATACATCACAACGTGACCTCCAATGTTTATGGGGCGAACGGTGGGGTGAAGTGAAGGACTGGCTTGAATGGTTGTTCAGGTCTTCTGGGCTGAGGTGCGCGGTCCGTCTGGAATGGGTGGATGACGTGCGCTCAGTCGAGGTGATTGTAGAGCGATCAGCGTGGGATGGAGGCGGGGAAAGGCGTATCCATGTCGAGATTGAAGCCCTGGTTAGGCTGAATGAAGACGAGGTGGTAAACGCCTTTGTTATGCCAGTAATTGGTAGCTTCATGAAGGCGGCTTGAGATGGCAGGGATCACCATTAAGAATGGGAAGTCTGGCAGGCAGATCAAGTCCGCCCTTGAGCAGCATGACAAGACTATGCACGGGGGTAAGAAGGCTCCCAAGATAACAGTCAAAAACGGGAAGAACGGTAAAAGTGGAAATGGCCGGAGGTACTGATGGTTGACAGTTCATGGCCTAAGGGTACAGGAACCCAGGCAAGAGCGGCTCCAAATCCGCAAACTTGGAGCCGGCCCGATCCGCCGAGGCTCAATGATACGAGTGCATTGGTCCGCAAAGGGACACACCCCTACGAGCTTCTTCTGCGTGGTTCAAAGTGGACCTCCCCGCTCGAAACTGCGTGGAACGCAGAGCATACCTTTAACGGAAGTAACAACCGTGGTGTTCCAGAGGTTGCGATCTCGCCACCGTATGGTGGTGGATCAGTCTTCGCTGTCAAAACGACTACTAGAAGCCGTGGTGGCCGCACTGCTGATGGAAACGGATCGATACCTAGATCTGGTACACTAGCTAACGCAGTAGCTGTCTGTGAGAAGTGCTGAACCGCCACATGAGTCACAAGGGCATCAAGGGATAGTCAGTGAGGCGTTAGGCATTGGTAAGGACTTAGTTAAGTCACTGCCACCTGCCTTTCTCTTACTGGTGTTGATAAATCTTGCGTTCCTGGGTATGATAATGTGGTTTCTAAATTCGCAATTGTCGCAGAGGGCTGAGTTTGTGTCTAAGCTGGTAGACAGATGTATGGAGATAGCGCTGCACGCTCCGTCACCAAGTCAGTAGGACTATAGATGACTCTAATTCTACCGAATGGTAGGCAAACATTTTTAGATCAGAATGGGGACCCCATCTCTGGTGGGTCGATATATAGTTATGTGCCAGGGACAACCACTCCAAAGAGCACATATGTTGATGAAGGGATGACCGTACCTAATTCAAATCCAGTGATTTTGGATCAGGCGGGTCGGTGTACGATGTGGGGGGCTGGCCTGTTCCGCCAAGTCGCCTATGATATGTTTGGGAATTTGCAGTGGGACCAGGAGACTGGGTTCCAAGTCAATGGGCAGGACTTCCCACCCAATTTAACTATACCGGGTAATGTCACGTTCAGCGGCCCAGTCAATATGAACAACACACTTACCGTTGCTGGGCATAGCTATTTTAATGGAGGGACTAGTATTGCTGGTGGGTTGACAGCCGATACTATAAACACAACTAATCTGACCGCGACTGGGACGACTACCCTGTCTGGGACCACCAATATCTCTGGCACGTTCAATATGCCAGAGGACATTAAAGTACGAAACATTAGCCCTTATGATAGTAGCGTTGTTGCTCCAAACTTCACAGCGGGTGCCCAGTTCCGATCCAATCCGAATATCGGACCTAACGATGCGATCGAGGCGTTCGGTAATATCGATATAATGCAGCCGGGTAGGTATCTGCGAGTGCAGGCAGCTGGTGAAGCTACACTGGCGCTAACTAATCTGGCATCTGGTATTTCTTGGGGAATTACAGCCTCTGGTGCTGACCCAGCTTCAGGCAAGATTGACTTTGGGTTTGTGGATGGGCAGGCAGCTCAGATCAAGAACCTGATGGCTATGGATATAGCGGGGGACATTGAAATTACTGGCAATCTGCAAGTTGATCTGAACTTGGTGGTTCTGGGGACTATTAATGGGGCTTCGTCTACGACTCTCATGAGCTGTGAAGCTAGATTGGCAGCGTTAGAAACTTACGCTAGAAGTCAGGGTGCCACCCTCTGATGGACACGCATGTAGTCCATAATGTGACGACGGTGGATGCGGAGTTCCCGGCTCCGTTGCAGTGCCTGTTCGAACCGAAGCGCTACAAGATTTTGTGGGGTGGCCGTGGAGCAGGAAGAAGTTGGGGAGTTTCACGTGCACTCCTCATCAACGGGACGGGACGGCCCCTACGCGTCCTTTGCGCCAGAGAATTACAAAATTCTATATCAGAGTCCGTTCACAAGGTCTTATCTGATCAGATCAGCGCGCTCGGACTCGACGAGTTCTATGAAGTCCAGGCGCACAGGATTCTGGGGAAGAATGGGACGAGTTTTTCGTTTGAGGGGATCAAGAACAACGTCAACAAAATAAAGAGCTACGAAGGTATTGATGTCTGCTGGGTCGAGGAGGCAAACAAAGTCTCTAGAAACTCGTGGGGGGTGCTGATACCGACTATCCGAAAGGAGGACAGTGAGATTTGGTTGACGTTTAATCCAGAGCTTGAGACTGATTACACCTATAAGCGGTTTGTGTTGGAGGCTGATCCGGCTTCCATGCATGTAGTCAAGATGACTTGGAGGGATAACCCGTTCTTCCCCGAGGTACTGCGGGATGAGATGGAGCGGGATAAGAAGTTAGATTATGACCATTATCTGAATATCTGGGAAGGGCATTGCGTCCAGGTTTTGGAGGGCGCGGTTTATGCGAAGGAACTCCGGCGGGCGGCTGAGGAAGGTAGAATTTGTAACGTTCCCTATGATAGGGAGTACCCAGTCGAGACGTTCTGGGATCTGGGCCGTGCTGACGCGACCGCCATCTGGTTCGCGCAACGTGTGGCTATGCAGTATAGGATACTGGATTACTACAGTGCGACAGGGGAGGGAGACGTATCAGTTTACCTGCGTGAAATGCAACAAAAAGGATACTTTCTTGGAACAGTCTGGCTTCCGCACGATGCTAGAGCAAAGAGGTTGGGGACCAAACGCACTATTCAAGAGCAGATCACTCAAGCGGGCTTCAAGACCAGGATCGTTCCAAACATAAGTAAGACAGATGGGATAAATGCAGCGCGTCTAATCTTTCCGAACTGCTGGTTTGATGAAACAAGGTGTGCGGATGGGATACAAAGTCTGCGACATTACCGGTACCGAGTTGTTGAAGGACAGTACTCCAATGAGCCTGTTCACGATTGGGCCTCTGACGGAGCAGACGCGTTCAGATATCTTGCACTATCTCTCCGAGAAAAGTCTGAGAACGATAGGGCCGTTGGAGTCATGGAGCGCCTTAGAGGGCTTGTTGAGTCAACTCGTAAAGAAAGAGAGCAAGAACTAGAAGATGTAGAGTTTTCGGGGCGCCCAGGGCGAGCGAGGTTTGGGGGTGGGGGATGGATGAGATAGGGAGACTGTCCGAAGATCGGAGGAACCTGTTTCTCAAGATACAAGGACAGGTTGCGCGGAAGATCAGGGAGTATTTTATTGAGCAAGATATTGAGATAATGAATGCTGTAAAGGATAATCAAGTTAATTCGAAGCCGTATCAGATACATGTGAGTTTCCTGGAAGAGAAGTTAGGTGAGGAGAACTGTGTAGTAGCGGTTGCGGGTAATCTGATACATCATATAAAGAAGCATCAGAATGACCCTAAAAGAGTTTTTATTTTCAAATTGGCTGAGCCAGATAATGTTGAGTTTGCATACACGTGCTACTGTGATGGAGTCTATCTGCGAGGAGTTGCCGACTACTTCCTGCCTACCGACTCGATCATGTGCCGCTTCGACATTCTCTATTGCTGACATGAGACGGGTTATAGTCGAGAGCCCATATAAGGGCGATGTGGAGCGGAATGAAAGGTATGCAAGAGCGTGTTTGCTGGACTCTCTCAAGAGGGGTGAGGCACCATTAGCGAGTCACCTGCTGTATACCCAAGTGCTAGATGATAAATTAGATAAAGAGCGACGCTTGGGTATGAAGGCAGGTCACGCGTGGATACCTGTCGCGGAGTGTATGGTGATCTACACGGACTTGGGGGAAAGTGATGGGGTTTTTGAGGGATTGAAGGTGGCAAGGCTGTTTGAGATCCCTGTTGAGTTTAGAGCAATTGATTGGACTGATTCGACTGATTCGACAGACAATGGTGGGCGAGCGTAGCGAGCATGTTAAGTACTGGCCAGCCAGACCCTGTAGTTGCAGGTCTCCGGTACCTGGGGACTAACAATGTACTGGAAGAGGCGAGGGAGCGCTTCAGAACGTGCGCGGAATGGGAGTCGAACTATCGGAAGAAGTATGTTGAGGATCTGAAGTTTACGAATGCGGACTCCTATAATGGGTATCAGTGGCCTGACGAGATACGCCACACGCGCGACCTGAACGATCGGCCTTGTCTCACTATGAACGTGGTGAGGCAGCATGTACTACAGATCGAGAACGAGGCTAGAAGAAATAAGTCAAGCGCGAGGATATTGGGCCTGGGCAACGGAGCAACACAGGAGTCCGCAAACGTTGTCAAAGCAATTATCCGGCACATCGAGTACATTAGCAAAGCTCAAAGAAACGCCTACACCCCTGCAAGACACTTCCAAGTCGCAGCGGGAATTGGATGGTGGAGAATAATTACAGACTATGAGAGTAATGACTCGTTTGACCAAGAGATTTATATAGAAGGGATTTCGGACCCGCTATGCGTTTACATGGACCCAGATTGTCAGAAGCCCGACTGTAGTGATGGGAGATATGCATTTGTCTTTAGTTTCTTGCCGAGGGACTTGGTCACTTCTCTGGTACCTGACTATCCCTGGATGGTTAATACCCCGAAGATACCTATTGGGATCGCAGCAGGAGAGTCCTTCTTCCTTGAAAAAGACCACTGGATGGTGGCGGAGTATTTTAGAAAGGTGCCCCGTCAGGATACACTTGTATCGTTCGTTCACAGAGGTGAGAGGCAATACATCCGCGCGTCTAGTCTGCCTGCAGATATGTTGGCGGAGTTGAGACGAGACGATATGACTATGAGTAGGCCGATAGTCGATCAGGTAGTTGAGTGGAAGCTCATTGTGGGAGATCTGGTAGTTGATCAGACAATCTGGCCCGGTCAGTACATTCCTCTTATTAGATGCATCGGGGAAGAAGTCGTCATCGGTGGTATACTGGATCGCAAGGGGCACGCTCGCGCTATGCAGGATGCCCAACGTATGTACAACTATAATGCATCCGCTAGTGTTGAGTTTGGTGCGTTACAGACGAAGGCGCCTTGGGTGGCGCCAGCAGCTGCGATTGAAGGTCTGGAGTCGGTCTGGAATACGGCAAACACCGAGAACCATTCAGTGCTTCCGTGGAAGCATGTTGATGACGATAACCCTGAGAAGGATATACCGCCTCCGATCAGGACGCAGCCGCCACAGTCGAGTCCAGCGTATAGTGAGGGGATGCAGGCGTCTTTCCAGCAGATGATGATGACGTCTGGTCAATGGTATAATCAGCTGGGGATGATGGGGAATGAGAGGACTGGAGCGGCTATTGAACAGAGAATGAACCAGGGGGCCACTGCAACCTATCACTTTACTGATAACTATGAAGATGCTCTCATATACACCTATCAGCAGATCATCGATCTAATTCCGAAGATCTATGATACGAGGAGAGTCAAGCACATCTTAGCCGATGACGGCACGGAGATGGAAGTTGACATCGATCCGAGAGCTGCTCAGGCTTACATTCAGGAGATCGATAGACAAAATGTCGTCGTTAGACGAGTCTTCAACCCCCAACTCGGAAAGTATGACGTTGCCGCAGAAATCGGCCCCAACATCCAGTCAAAGAGAAAAGAGGCGGTCGACGCGCTCACGGTCATACTTACGGAAGCGCCAGCTCTCACTTCCATTATCGGAGACATCCTCCTCAGAAACATGGAGTTCGACGACGCACAAGAAGCCAGCCTCCGACTGAAGCGGATGGTTCCGCAGATGGCTTTGGGGACAGGGCCAACTCAAGAGGAACAGAGACTGCAACAGCAGGTGGCACAATTGCAAGAACTGCTGGCTCAGTCTATGCAACAGGTTGGGAAGGACGAGCTTAAGCTGCTTGGCAAGGACCAGATGCGTGACATTGATGTGTATGAGGCCGAGACTAAGCGGCTTGATACATTGCTCAAAAATGCCCAGATTGGAATGGACGACGCGGCGGGTATCCAGGCTCTTGTGGAGCAGCTGATTGACAACGCGCTTCAGACTAATCTGATGCCGATTATTGAGGCGAATATCCAGGGAGTGGCGGAGCAGAGTGAAGGGACTGATAATGTACCGCAATTGAACTCGCCACCGACCCCACCAGTGCCAGGAGCGCAGCAAGGTGAGGATGGCCAGTGGTATATGTTGGACCCCACTCGGCGTACTAGATACTTGCGAATTGGACCGTTGATGCAGGAGAGGGCTCCACCGGGAGCCCGTACAGGTGGTTCGTGATGAGGTTGAAGGAGCAAAGCGACTGAGATGGTTGGAACTGACCTCAGTGTTAGTCCTGACCTGATTGGGCAGGACCAGCAGTATCCGAGGTTAAATCCGCTGTATCCACAAGATATAGGTGCGGAGAGAGATCCGGTTGCGCCTCAGACTCAGTACAATACGTTGCGGCCTGGACTTCCACCATACGGAACGGCTCAACCACTGACATACTACTCGAAGCCGCCAGGGAACGTGAGTGCTGCTGAAGTCCCACCGATGGCACCTATCCATGATGTGACCGCGCAGGCCGGATTTGGAACCAAGTTTGGTCGGTATAATACTAACCCGGTTGGAATGGTTATACATCACACTGGTGGGGGGACAACGGTAGATCAAGTTCTTAATGTCTATAAGGAGAGAGGGTATCCAGCAAACTTTGTAATTGATAAGCAGGGCAATATCTATCAGGCACTGCCTAATGGGTATCAAGGCCGTCACATCATTGGTGGGACTGGATTGTTGGGGACTGGCAGGTCGAACGCTAATATGGAAGGGGTTGAAATTATAGCTAATAATGATAAAGATGTGAACGATGCACAGAGAGCTTCAGCGGCTAACCTGATTGCTCAACGCGGGGCTATGTGGGGATACAATCCGATTACCAGTACGTTTGGGCATGGCGAGGTAAACCCACCGAAAGTGGATACGAATACTGGACGGATGTATGACTCTCACAGGGAGCCGTCGGAAGGGTTCTCAGTCACTAATGGAATACGAGACGGATCAATTCCAGTGCCTGACTATTCCAAACAGATTAGACCTGTTGCAATCACGGCTGCACCTGGATCGGCTCCAGCAGCTCCGTTTGCTGATGTCTCATCTTACCCGCAAACCATACCAGTGAATGCTGCTCAGGGTACTGAAGCTAGATCAATACCTGGGTACGTGCTGTCGGCAGATGGGAAGACATGGCAACGGGCAGATACGCTGAGTGATCCAACGGTTGCTAGGTCTGCTGGGGTGTTTGGGCCGAATACACCTATACCGAATATGCAGCAGATGCAACAGCCACAGGCACAGACGTATACAGTTCAGCCGGGGGGTTCACCGTTCGCACAGATGTCAAATATCAACTTGCCATCGCCTGCTGCATCATTGTCACTCCCGCCCAACATGCTTACAACTCCACAACCCCAGATTGGGCCGCAGGCGACACAGGTATCGGAGCAACCGGAGTTTATGCCAGGGGGCGCATATTAATGGCTGATGATCTGCCAGATATGCCGTCGGTAGGAGTACCGTTAGCAGATGACTATACGGCACCGACACCTTCTGCCCCATCTTCAGGGGGGCGTCGATATGGTGGGCAGTTTGCTCAATTGGAGCCGCTTGCTAACTACTGGTCTGATTATTATGGTTTGGATCGGAACGTCTTTAATGCTATGATTGACAAGGAGTCAAGTTGGGTTCCGAGTACTATTGGTAAGGCCCAAGAGGTGGGGTTAGGGCAGATCCTGCCGAGTACCGGGGTTGATATTCAGAAGCAGTTAGGTAAGTTGAACTTCAATGATCCTAATGATAACCTGAGAGCAGCAGCGTATCATCTGAGGAAGCAGTTTGATAGTCCCGCAGGGGCAGGGGATTATGGTAAAGCGTTGACTATGTATAATAGGGGACATTTGGTTGACGACAGGTCGTATGCCACTGATGTACTTCAAAGGGCCAATGCTACTCAGCTTGCTACCACTGGCTCTGTGGCACCTGTTCCACAACCTGTTTTGCCAATTACTTCTGGTAGTAATGTGCCTGGGACTAATTTGGTTGCTGGGCCTCAGCTGGGATTTGTTAATACGAACTTGTTAAGTCCACAACAGCAAGCGTCTGCTGGGGCGGTGTCGCCAACAGTCGTTAGCCAGTCGGGCCCTTCTGGCGGGACGGGGGCTGGTGGCACGTCTAGTGGAGCTGGGGGACCTTCTGGGTCCCCCAGCGGAGATCCGAATGGTCCGGATGCAAGGTCTAGAGCTATTGCTCAAGCGTTCGCGGATAGGATGAAGCAAGGCGGTCAGGGTAATGGCTGGCAGATGTTGGCGATGGCGGCTGCCTTGTTGAAGGGGTATCAGTTCTACAGTTCGTATGATCCGAAAGCCTATTATCCCAGACTGAACTATGCTGGGCCAGTGAGTACAGGGGCACCTGCAACGCCAGTTCCAATGCATGGTTGGGAGTCGTTTGGTGGGAGGGTTGCACCAGAGGTTGCGTTGAGAAGGCCACCCATAATTCCACCTACATCGTAATATGAGGTTGGGTGATGGTTGTGCAGAAGACTGGGCAGACTGTCTGCCATGTGTATATTAGGAAGGTCGCAAAGGAACTCTGCGCGGAGACTTATGAAGAAGTGATGTCGAGTAATGAGATTAGGGATAGGTGGAAAAAGCAGAATGAAGGGTGTACAGAAAAACAGTTGCTTAATAGGTTTGTTGAAAGGAATTGGCCACGGTTTATTGAGGGTGCAAGAACTACACTCGGCTTGATGTTGAGGGGTGATTATCCGGATGACTGGAAAGAGAGTATCATGGATATACTTGAAAAAGATCAGTTTTTGAGGAATAGAACCCAGCCACATCAGATTCACTAGGAGAGAGTGAGATGGCAGGTAACAACCCAGACGATCCCCAACCGGGTGGCCAGCCGGACCCACAGGCTCCACCTGTACAGGATCCGCCTCAGCCAGGTACGCAGACTGGACAAGGTGATCCGCCTCCGCAACCTGGGCCAGATACGGCGCAACAGACGGACTGGCGGGATCGGCGGATCGGAGAACAACAAGCCAGACTGAGGGAGAGAAATGCCCGGATCGCGGAACTCGAAGCCCAACTCAGGGGGCAGGGCGTCCAACCTTCCCAGCCTAGCCAAGGCAATGGAGCAACAGCGCCTCAACCAGGTCAACCCCCTTACAATCCCCAGCAACCACAAGACATTCAAAGACAGATCAATGAAGCGGCTGCGCAACTTGCTGCCACCCAGGAGTTCAATAGAAGATGCAACGAAGTTGCAGAGGCAGGAAGAAAGGTCTACGGCAACTTCGACCAACGAGTCCAAAGGTTAGTAGGGCTGGTCGATGGGAATGATCCGCAGCAGGTTGGTCAGTACAATAATTTTCTAAGTGCTGCGATGGAGACAGGGGCGGCAACGAGGCTGATCTATGATCTGGGTGGCGATCTGAATGAGGCGTCACGCATCATGGCGCTGGACCCGATGCGTATGGCAGTCGAACTTACGCGGCTGGCGGCTCGTGCCACGACGACAGATCCAACAGGGGCGCCAAGGCCGATCCAACCGATTACCACTGGGGCACAGGGGCAACGTGCTGCACTCCAACCGGATAATCCGGATGATGCAGATACCCTTAGTACCGAGGAGTGGATGGCGCGTAGAGAGGAACAAGTAGCGAGTCGGAGACAACGTACATTGGGATGATGGCTGTTGTCCATTCAATGGACATAGCTGATTAGTTACGGTCCCAATCCCGTCTGATTGGTGTTGAGTCCCAGTCCTCTTAATGACTGGTGTTCGGTCCCAGTCCCGTTAGACTGGTGTTCACCTCCCGACGGTTGCAATGTCGGTGCGTGGGTCTACTTGGGTGCGCCCACACCTACTCGCAATCCGAAGGGGACTGAACGTGGCTAATCAGCTTCTCACCATCAACATGATTACCAGAGAGGCTGTGCGTCTCTGGAAGAATGCGAACGCCTTTCTTCAAAACGTTGACATGCAGTACGATGACTCGTTCGCTGTCAGCGGAGCAAAGATCGGCTCATCTCTCCGCATTAGACTACCAAATGATTTCACTGTTACGACTGGGCCGGCGCTCAACGTTCAGGATACGGCTGAACAGTCTACGACTCTGGTTCTGGCTACACAAAAGCACGTTGATGTCGCCTACTCGCTGGCTGATCGTACTCTTTCCCTTGATGATTACAGCCGCCGTATCCTCGCTCCTATGGTTAATAACCTAGCGGGTGCGGTCGCGGTTGATCTTATCAACGGTTCGGAGGGCGGTATTTGCAATATTACTGCCAACACCGACGTCAACAATGCGATTCAGGCACCAATTGCCAGTACCTATCTGCGTGCTGGCGCTGTGCTTCGCAACAACTCGAGTCCGGTGGCGAATTGGAAGATTGTCAACTCGCCTGATACCGAAGCATCGGTGGTCTCGAGTTTGACTGGTCTGTTGAACCCCGCTCCGGAGATTAGCCGCCAGTACGTCACTGGGAGGATGTACGATGCGCTCGGGTTCATCTGGATGGCGGACCAGACCGTTATCACACACACGAACGGGACACTTGCTCAGGGATCAGCAACAGTCGCAGGCGCGGGGCAGACTGGCCTCGCGCTCACGGTGGGAGCTTTGGCCGGAAGTCTCAACATCGGGGACATCATCACTATCGCAGGTGTCCACGCAGTCAACCGGATCACCAAGCAAACCTACGGACGACTCCGGACCTTTGCAGTCACCGCGAACGTCCCCACCGGTTCAACTGTCATTCCCATTTATCCTGCAATCGTCCCAGAAATAGCACCGGGCATCCCGCAGCAGTATCAGACTGTGGACTTGAGCCCGGCTGCAGGGGCGGCAGTGAACCCGGCTATTGGGCTCCCAGCGTCTTCCGAGTACACCAAGAACTTCGCGTATGCACCGGAGGCAGTGACTCTTGCTACAGCTGACCTGGAAATGCCCCGAAACGTCCACGAGGCCGCACGAGAAGAATTTGATGGTGTCTCGATGCGAATGGTTACAGACTACTTTATCGGAACTGACCAACTTATCACCCGACTCGATGTACTTTATGGGTACCTGTGGATCAGGCCCGAGTGGGCTTGTATTGTCGCCGATCAGGTATACCAGTAATCCAGGCGACTAAAGGGAGACTGGAATGGCTCAGACGACAAGACCTGCGGCACCGCCACCGCGACCAGCTGCTGCACCAGCTGCGTCACGTCCGACAGCTCAAACGGCTGAGCCATCTCCTGCTGCTAAGCCTGTTGCGGTATCACCGCCCGCTATGCCTGCGGTTGGCCCTGGGAGTCTGGTGTCGGATCGGCATTTGATTGACCAGCTGCGGGCTATTTATCAGTTGGCAGAGCGGCACAAGCCGTTGCCAGCTGGGACGGATGTACATGATAAACTGATTGAGGCGTTGGCTAAGATCAGTGATATTGCTGAGGAAGCAGTTACAGGATACCAGCCGAAATGAATTGGCGAGACAAGATAGTAACCGATTGGCCTAATGATCTTCAGAAGGCTCATCGGTGTAGGAGTGCCCTCCAAGACTTGGAGCGGGTGTTGCTAGAGCTGGCTGGGCTTGGGCATCCCCTTCATGTCGAGGAAGGATACCAGCCGCCGCCACCACCTAGCTGGCCTAGGGCGATGTTCCATTTAACTGAGCCAGCGAAGGCAATTCATTGTCAAGGGGAACTCGATGAGTTGGGCGACGGCTGGTATCCAACTATGGAGGAGGCTCGTAACGCGAAAGGGCTACAGAAACAGTACGAGCGCGGAGGGATATTCAATCGTTCTCTGCCCACTCAACTCACGCAGACGCCACAGCAAATCGCAGCGGCTCTTGCTGAGACAGTGGCATTGCGTGAGCAGCAGAAAAAGTTCGTGGAGGACATGCGAATTAAGAATAGGGATGGGTTCCACGGTCGGATCGTCCTGACTGAGGACGCGCTCCGTGATGATCCTGGGCCGGATATTCCAGAGAAGGTGGAGCGCATCTCAGGGAGGCGATGATGATCCTAGAGATCTTGCTGGTCGTTGATCTGTTCTTGTGGTTCCTGGCCTTGTTGCCTGTTCCGCAGATGGGGCAGTTCAGTTGGACATCGAGCTGGTTGGCATGGATTGCAGTTCTGCTCATCACGATGATCCTGTTCGTGCCAGCAATGGGAGGAGCACATGCCCGCTAAGACTGCTAGGATGCAGAGGTTCATGGGGGCGGATTTAGCTAGGGCGCGCAGGGGGGAGAAGACTAAGACGGGGATGAGCGGTTCTAAGCTGGAGGAAATGGCCGAGAAGCCTAAAGGCGGCTATCCAGGTAAGAAGCGCAATGGGAATGGCTCGAAGCGTAAGTAATCGAGCCGACTGAAAGGAGGATCGAATGCGCGGAGGTAGACACAGCAGGTTCACTGTGTATGATGTCATGGAGGCGAAGGGGCTCTTTGACCTCAACCCAGCCAACTCATCTAGCCCACAGTACCAAGGGCCGGTTGAGTTCCCCAAGATGTACTATCATCCACAAGGGAAGAAGCGTGTTATCCAAAAGGCGGAGCTTCTCAACACTCCCTACGGCCCTCAGAAGGTTGGCGAGCAGTTCGAACTCATCTCAAGACTTGCCAATTCGGCCGAGGAAGAGCAGAGATTGGTTGCTGCCGGATGGCACGATCACCCTGCCAAGGCGATCCAGGCGTCCGGTGAGGCTGCGCCTCCAATGACGGCGCATGGTCGGATCGCGGATCTGGAACGGCAGTTGTCTATCGTGACGGCTCAACTGGCTGCAGCTAAGGCGTCACCGCCTCCGGAGCTGACTGAGGATGAGTTGCTAGACCTACCACCACAAGAACCCAGACCGCCAGCGGTTGCGATTGGACTGGGAAGGAAGTAATAAGATATGATTGTAGATCCACAGAATACCACTGTTGGTGATCTGTGTAGGGCTGCGCTGAAGGAGTGTGGCGCAATCGGCGTCGGTCAAACTCCTTTAGCGGAGGATGTTAATGATGCGTGGGCTAGACTGCAATGGATGCTCATGCAGTGGGAGAAGAAAAGGTGGTTGGTTTATCACCTGGTTACGTTGTCTAAGATCTCTACTGGAGCCAGATCTTATACGGTTGGCCCTGGAGGCGACTTTGACACGGGGACTGGGAGCAATAGGCCAGCCAAGGTCAGCAGTGCGTATGTGAGACAGCAGTTTAGCTCACCGGGGAACGCGGTGGACTATCAGCTGGAAATCTTGCAGAGTATGGAGGACTATAATTGGATCACAATTAAAGGGCTGGTTGCTGGTCCAGGCGAGGCTGTTTTCATGGACTCGGACTGGCCATTGGCTCGTGCTTATATCTGGCCCATTCCACAGAACTCGATTTATGAGATACATCTCACTCTCTATTCACAACTCCAGTTTCAGTTTGCTACTCTTGCTACGGTGTTTGACTTCCCTTACGAATATTATGCTGCTATGCTGTATAATTTGGCTCAGAGGTTGCGGCCAAAGTATAGATTAGGTACTTATCCGGGCGACCCGCTGCCAGGGATGGCAAAAGACAGTCTTGCTGTACTACGGCTACCGGGGACACAGGTTACCAAACTTAGAATGCCCTCGACGCTTAGGCGGAGAGGTTTGTACAACATCTTCAGTGATCGGCCTTACTAGTTTCTTGGAGGAGAAAGACGATGGTAGCGGGAATTGCTGCACCAAATCCGAGTGGTATTCCTGGGTTTAATGAGGCGTACATCGTTAACGCTGGTGGAGTGGGTGCAGCTAATGCGGCCCCGCTCAAGAGTTGGTACAACATCGTTCTGTCAGTTCCGACTGCGAACGGTGCGGTTATGCTGCCTCCGGCAGCGCCAACTCTCCAAGTCCTTGTCATGAATAACAGTGGTAAGTTCCCTGACACTGTGGCTGGGACTTGCGTGGTGTTTGGTAACATCAATCCGACGGGGCAGCAGGACACCATTGCGGATGCGACAGGTGTTCAAGGTACTGCTGGGACGGCTGTTCCTGCCAACGCAGTGGGTCTGTTCTTTGTGGTGACTCCACAGGCTGGCTTTACTAACGAGCCTATTGCTGGCCAATGGCAGTTCAAGATCCTGCCTTAAGTCCTATCACTCGGGAGACTCGAGATGCCTTGGAGTCTGGCGGACCATCCGGCTAACGTCCTAAGTGTGTTCACCAGCTTCCAGCCGGGTTATCGACTGGTGGACGGGGGAGACTTGCTGACTGTTGCCAACCTTCTGTTCTCAGTTCAAGAGGGAGCAGATGGTGGGACCGATGAGCAGTCAGCAAGCCCCATCATTAATTGTGTAACGGATGCAGTGCAAGGGACCACCTTTGTACTGCCACCTGGGGTGCAGGGAAGGTATGCAAAAGTTATCAATAACTCCTCGGGTCAGATCCAGATCTACGGAATGAGTCCTGATCCGTATACTGGGCTTATTGATACGATTGCACCAGCGGGGAGTTCGGTTCAGCAACTCATGGTTCCACAGGAGCCAGGCGAAGCCTGTGAGTATTGGTGCTTTGCTCCTGGCTTATGGAAACAGGTCTCAGGTATCGGGGCTGGGGCTCCTGGACCTCAGGGCGGTATCCCAGAGGCACCACTGAACGGTCAAACGTACGGGCGCAACTCTGGTACGTGGGTCCCAGTTTTGGCGCTTGCTGGCGGAACTATGACTGGCCCAATTATCTTACCGCCTGGGCCAGCGACTGATCCAAACCAAGCCATCTCCCTGTCTGAGTTGCAGGCGTTGGCTATTGATGAAGGGACTTACTGATGCCAACACCTCCGACGACTCTATTGGATCTGGCACCGTCCCTGCAAACACCGGGCTTCAGGTTGGTTGACGCGGGTGAGCTGTTTCAGCTGTTTACCAATCTGCTAGGGTTCAGAATTGTCCCCACTGCTGGCGGTGCTACCCTTGCTAGTGGCGTAGCATTAGGACCAGGGCTCAATTTTATTGAGACAGCACCTGCTAATGGGGCAGCAGTCGTGCTGCCACCTGCTACAGTATTGGGTCAAGTTGTATCGGTGGTTAACAACGACCCCGCCTTCAACTCACTAGCTGTCTTCGGGAGTGAAGGTGACTTTATTGTGCAGAACAGTGAGAATACTGACTCAGCTACTGCTGACAATATATATGTCGGTTGTGGTGTAGTTGCAAAGTTCACTTGTGTAAAGCAAGGCTACTGGTTGATTATGCAATAGGGAATTGCCCGATGCCAACAACAGCTAACCTATTGGCGTCTCTCCAGCAAGGCAGACGCCTTGCTGATGAGGGTGTGCTTCAACAGCTGTTCCAGCTACTGGTAGGGGCACAGAACATTCCAGGTTCTGTAACTGGTACTGGGCCAGTGCTTGGATCATATGTCAACACTGTACCGCATGGGCCTAATGTCAGTTTACCACCCGCAGTTCCAGGGCGTTCACTGTTGGTAGCTAATGACAGTACAGCAGGAACTTCTCTGACTGTACATGCACAGGCAGACAGTATGGTTAATGGAGCAGCCAGTGTTACTCAGCCAGGCGCTACATTATGGCAGTATACGTGTTATAAACCTGGTACGTGGATTGCAGTTGGGCTTGCGACGGGAGTCGAGCCAGCTGCCGAAGAGGAGACTGTTGGAGGAGGGAAACCTTAATGGTTACGTTCACTGACGTGCTAACGAATAGACAATGGATCTATCCGGACTCAGCTACGGGGATGGCTATCTACATGGGGATCTTTCCTCCAGGTAGATACGATATTCGGAATGGCTCAACGGCTGTAGTAGCGGTCAAGGTTACTGATGTAAGTCCAGTCGTTCTGATCCCGATTGGCGCGACTTGGAATATCGCGACCCAGGAGAATGACCGGTCCCGGCTGCCTTGCCCAGATTACGCAGTCTGGATGCACAGCGGTAGGTTTAATTGATAGATGAGACTGCCGCTTACAGGTGGTTCGTACACTGCTCGAAGCATCATCGCTTCAGCTCAAAGGTGTGTTAACTACTATCCAGAGATAAATCCGAGAGGCAGCCTTGTACCGATCACACATTATCAGCGGCCAGGCCTAGTGCCTCTGTTGACAGTAGGGAATGGTCCGATCAGAGGTATCTATGCTGCGTCTAATCAGGATGCGTATATTGCCAGTGGACATGAGATATATAGGATGCCTTTTGGTACGTTGACACCGACTAAGCTAGGAGATATTAGTAATGCTCAACAGGGTCAGGTGTCAATGATAGATAATGGAGGGTCTGGTACGGTTATGATAGTTGATGGCTCCCCCAATGGATGGCTGTCAGATCTGGGCACGAACAACTTTAAGCAGATCAACGATCCAACAGGTTTCTTCACTGGTGCCGACCGAGTTGACTATACAGACACCTTCATTATATGGAACCAACCCAACACAGTCTTCTTTAACTCAACTCAGTCGAACACCATTGAACCGTTTAATCCACTCTATACGGCAGGTAAGACTGGTTATCCAGACAATCTAGTGACCTTATATGTGGTTAGGCATGAAGTGCTGTTGCTAGGCACGTGGAAGTCAGAGATCTGGTATGATGCTGGTCTTTATCCGATGCCGTTTGCGGAGCTGCCTGGGACGTATATCGAGCATGGTATCGCGGCGAAGTATAGTGTGGCTCAACAGGATATTAATCTTTACTGGTTGGCACAGAACCTCCAAGGTGAGGGAATGGTTCTGAGGTTTAGGGGGTATCTAACAGACCGGATTAGTAATCATGCTGTGGAGCACGCTATACAGGAGATGAAGAAGACGGTAGGTATAGATGACGCGATCGGGTTCTGCTATCAGATGGATGGGCATGTCTGGTATGTGCTAACGTTCCCGAAAGGTGACCAGACCTGGGTGTATGATGCAGCAATCGAAGACCCCATGGCAGCATGGCATCAAGAAGCTTGGACTGATATTAATGGCTACCTCCATCGCGTCCGGTCTAACTGTCATGGTATCATCAATGGTGGTAATGCATTTGGTGACTGGGAGAACGGGACTATTTACACACCAGATATTGACACGTACACAGATACAGTCAATGGAGTGGTTACCCCTCTGACTTGTGTTAGGTCATTCCCTCATATCGGGACCGCGAGACTGGCGGGGCAAGGACATGCAGGGACGGCGGACGGGAGGAGGGTCCAGTTTGCTGCATTCCGTGCTGATCTTGAGTGCGGTTTGGGGCCTGTTGGTATTGATGGACGCCCTGCAGAAATATCTCTACGGTGGTCTGACGATAGAGGAAGAACGTTTGGTAATGACGTTTTACAGTCTACTGGTTTTCCTGGTGAGTATCTTACTCAACCTCAATGGCTAGGAATGGGTATCGCCAGGGATCGTATATTCGAGTTAAGTCATTCAATCGCTGGACCAGCAGCACTTAACGGTGCCTGGGTTGATGCGGAGGTACTTGGAACATGATGTCAGATCCGAAGGAACCAGCTGAAGAACAGTCTGTTGAGGCTGACCAGGTGGAGGAAGTTGAGCAGGATGTCTCTAATGTAGAGGAACAGACTGCTAATCCGGATGCTGTGCTGGAAGAAGAGTCAGTAGAGCATGAGGCTGAGAAGGAAGTTGAGAAAGAATAGTTGGGATGGCTGTTGATAGGGTCATGACGCCATCGGGGCGGCAGGTAACGGAACCGGGGAACCCTCCGGGTCGACCACCTGGCCCGACTCAGCATCTAATTCCAGTGGGCCCACCACCTACTTATTCGGGTGTCCCGTTACAAGACAACCCGCCAATGGTAGATCCGAGGTCAGGTAGGCGGGTATCTGGAAGGATACAACAGCCGTCAGATCAGAACACAGCTTCTAGTCATCAGATGCTGGTTGGGTTTCCTAGGATTAACAGCCCGTTTATTGATCCATCAACTGCGAACACTGCAATACCATGGACACAGTTCTTAACGAACGTATGGAGACTGGTGCAGCCGACCGGGATAGTGCCGGGGACGTATGCTGGTATAGTATTCAATGTCTTCGGGCAGGCCATAAGTGCCTCGTCGAGTGGGTTTACACTGGACAGCCCTGTCCTAACTGGTACCCCAATTGCACCGACACCGCCAGCAAATGACAACTCAACCAGAATTGCCACCACAGCCTTTGTCAAAGAACAGGGTTATATCACTGGAGTTACGTTGGGCGGTGATGTTACTGGTTCTGGCGGCTCCTCCGTTACTAGCACAGTGGTTGGCTTCCAAGGTCGTCCGGTTAGTGCAGTGGCTCCGACGGTAGGTCAGGCGTTTATTTGGAACGGGAGTGCATGGGTTCCTGGGCAAGCTGGGATACCAGACGCACCTAATGATGGACAACTATATGCTAGACAGAACGGGCAATGGGCTCGACTGTCACAAGCCGTGATACCTCCAGTTTAATCGGTTGAGCGACCGAGAGGGAGCGAGAAGATGTCGAGTCCGATGCCTACAATTACTAGCCCTGGTCCAGTTCAGATCCGGCGTCGGATTGGCTCGCCTGGGATGCCACCCGATTTGCTGCAGGGTCAGCTGGCGATCAATGACGTCGGTGATGGAACTACGTTGGCTCGCCTGTATGGTGGGACTGCGCCTAGTCTGTTGTATCCAACTGGTGTGGCTACACTTGTTAGCAATACTCGCCAGGTTGAGTTGACAGGACAGCAGACCATAGTTGGTGATAAGACTATCAATGTCAGTAGGTTGCACATCACTGGGGGTGCCCATGGAGATGTCCTTACTACAGATGGCCTTGGGAATATGGTCTGGACTTCTGGAGGGGGCGGGGTATTCCCCGAAGCTCCTACGGATGGGCAGAGCTACGGGCGGAATGGGCGTTCCAAGAGTTGGGTGCCGGTTCTGCCTCTTAGTGGCGGGACTGTCACTGGTGATGTCCACTTTATCGGTGATGTTACTATTAATGGGGATGGTGTTGTAGTTGACGCCCCCATTGACGGCAAATTGTATGTCCGTAGTAATGGGACTTGGGTTATCCTGCCTTGGGAATGGCCAGGTGATGGGACAGGCACTGGTGGTGGTGGTATTCCTGAAGCACCAGCTGACGGACTAATCTACGGCCGAAATGGTAAGACAACCACCTGGGTTCCAGTCCTGCCTCTCAGTGGTGGTACTATGGAAGGCCCACTTATTCTGTCGGGTCCGCCAGTTCCAGGTGGCAATCCGAACCAAGCTGCTACGATGGAGTATGTGGACTCCAAGATCACTGGAGCGCTCCAGTTCATCGGTGTGATGGATGCGTCGACTGGAATTGTCACGTTTGCTGAGAGTTCTGGACTGCCTCCCGGTCCATTGCCACCTGCGTTTGATGCACCAGACCGATATGTGATCGTGACGGTGGCTGGCACGTTGAGTGCGCCTCCGGAGTTGGCTGGGCAATCGGTTACGGTTGGTGACTGGATCGTTAGTAACGGTTCAAGCTGGCAGATCATTGCTATTGGCGGTGGTGGTACTAACCCGTTTGCGTCACAGGTTATTGTCACGCCACCAGTTTCAGGTCAGGACAATGTGCAAGATGCACTCCAAGAACTTTTGAACCAGATCGGTCAGAATGCGTTTCCAGAAGCACCGGCAGACGGACAGGTCTATGCTAGAAATGGGCAGGCTAAATCTTGGATCGCTGCGTTGCCCATTGCTGGTGGTACGATGCTCGGATCACTCATTCTGGATGGACCACCGACCGCAACCAGTCCACCTAACCAAGCGGCTACCAGGGGGTACGTCGATGGCCTGGTTATGGGAGCACTGTCTTATATTGGGACGATGGATGCGACGACCGGAGATGTTACCTATACTGTTACTAGTGGGTTGCCTGCAGGCCCTCTTGTTCCTCCTGATCAAGCCGCTGACAGTTATGTCATTGTTGCTGTCGGGGGTACTGTACCTAGCGGGCCCGTAGCTGGTGCGGTTGTGAATACAGGGGATTGGATCATCTCGGATGGGGTGAGTTGGCAGGTTATCCACGTTAACCCAATGACTATGCTGGCCAGTAACGTGACGTTGAACCCGACAATCGGTGGGCAGACTGATGTGCAAGGAGCACTGAATGTCATGTATAATGACATTGCCCTGCTTAAGTCGCAGGTTGCAGACTTCCTGAATACAGTCAGCACCATTGGCGATGTGTACTCGACTGGGACTGGCATTAATTCGTAACTAGGAGGGTCGAGAGATGCCTCGGGACTGGCAACTCAATACGATGGTGATCGGTCTCCAGGGCCGACCCATGTCTGTCGCTGCGCCTGCTGATGGGCAGGTTGTAACTTGGAACAATACTGATGAGACGTGGGAACCACAACCGACTAGTATCCCTAATACCGTCTTGAACTACAGAGGGGCGGTTGCAGATACAGCTTCATTGCCTTTGACTAATGCTCAGACTGGTGACACATACTTTGTCACTGGTGCAGATACCTTCTATATGTTCAATGGGACTGCTTATGTCCCATTGAGTGTGCCACTCAACTCACTGCCATTCCCAGAGGCGCCCACCGACGGCCAAATCTACGGACGAAATGGGGCGACTACTAGCTGGGTTTCGGTTTTGCCCCTGGCTGGTGGTACGCTCACAGGGGGACTCGTGTTAAACGGTCCCCCGACCCCTACTGGTGACCCGAACCAAGCAGCTAGCAGAGGGTATGTTGATAGTCTAGTTCAAAGTAATGGGCAGCAAATTCTCCGACAGGCATCTCAGTTCCTTGGGCTTATCAATGCTCTGTCTGGTACTGTCTCGTACACACCTCAGTCTGGTCAAACGTCCGGTTCATTACTCCCTCCCAACCAAGTACCTGGCGCGTTTGTAATCTGTTCGGTTGCTGGGACGCTGACGCAGGGTGCGTTGGCTGGGACACAGCTTCTGGTGGGAGACTGGTTGATTTCGGATGGTGTGAATTGGCTGCCACTGTTAGTGCAGGGGAGAGGGTCTGGTGGTGGAGTCGGTGGGACTATTAATGCAGTGAATGTAGTTGTCACCCCACCTGTTGGTGGTTGGAGTAACGGACAGACTGCTATTGAAGGCCTCTATAACACAACTCAAAACTTGCAGAACCAGATCAATACCATCAATGGTACGATAACTACGATCCAGACACAGATAAGTGGGTTAGCTCCAATTAACAACCCATCATTCACTGGCAATCCGCAAGCACCTAACCCGCCCCTCGGTGACAACGACCAGTCTATTGCTACGACTAGCTGGGTGAACACTGCGATTGCTAACTATGTAAGCCAGTGGGCAGTAGCTAATGGTGTGCTGACAGATGTTACTACCTCTGGTGATGTGACGAGTGTCTAGCCATGCAGGGACGTACAACTGAGAACCTTGACACGACTGTTGTCGGGTTAAGACGGTTCCCAATCTCCAATACTACTCCAACGTCTGGTCAGGTCTTGACGTTTGACGGGACGAATTGGACACCAGCAACTCCGCCTCCTAGAGGCAGTGATGTTGGAACCGGACCTACACCTCCGCCAAACCCACAACAAGGTGATCTGTGGTGGGATGATGTAGGTGGTCAGTTGTATGTATATTATAATGACGGCACTAGCTCGCAGTGGGTTCAAGCTAACACTGGGAAGTTGGGTGCAACTGGACCCGCTGGACCTGTCGGACCACAAGGGCCACAGGGCATTCCAGGGCCAACAACTCCGATACCGGGAGTAACAGACGGCTCGAACGCACCAGCTGGGATGGTGGGGGAGTTTCTAACTGCACAGAACCTAATCCAGCCGTTCAATATGAGTGCTGTGAACTCGGACCCAGTGGGGCTACAATTAACAGCTGGCGACTGGCAAGTCTCCGTGTATTATAGTGTAGCCTTTACTACTGGTAGTGCGATACCTAACGTTGGGACGGGTGCCTATTTCCAGTGTCAAGGTACGTGGACCAATATAGATGGCTTCAACCAAGCCATTATGATGGTAAGGTGTGCCATACCCCTTCTAACCTTTTCAGCCAATAACGGTGCGATCTATTTGTCTGGACCTGTAGGTCCAGGTCGTATGAGTAATAACTCAGGTAACAGAATTACTGGGAATATGCAATTCTTTGGCGATGGTATAACAAGTTTCGTTCCGCAATCTACGACTGCATATATAATGTACGCTGCGCGGAGGATGCGCTGATGCAGGGACGAACTGTACAGAACCTAGAGACCACTGTTGTAGGTCTGCGTGGAAGACCTGTCTCGAACACTGCCCCAACCAATGGGCAGGCACTAATATGGAATGGTACGGCTTGGACTCCGACTACTGGGAGTGGAGGTGCGACGGGTCCAGCAGGTCCACAAGGTCCAGCAGGTCCAACAGGTGCTACTGGTCCGATAGGTCCACAGGGACCACCAGGTCCACAGGGTGATCCGGGAGTACAGGGAAACCCAGGGCCAACTGGTGCAACGGGAGCACAAGGCGATCCAGGACCAACTGGTGCAACTGGACCAGCTGGCCCAACCGGAGCAACAGGTGCGACAGGAGCGACGGGTGCAACCGGTACAGCTGGTACACCAGGTACACCAGGCGCTGTTGGTCCGGCAGGTCCATCGGCAGTCAGTGCTGATGCTGGTAACATTGCCAAGCTCGGGACTGATAATCTTATACTGGTGCAAGGTCCATTAACCTATGCACAGCTCCCAGCATCACTTCTGAACTTGCCTATTGTGTTTGTGTTCCCTGGGAAGCCAGCAGCAAACGCAATGGTGAATGTCCCTATAGTCATGAACATGTCGTTGCCTATAAATCTCACTGGATCTGTTGGGACTGTGCGGGGTGCTGTTCCAACAGCAGCTGCTACCTTCTCGATGTACCTGTTTACACCACCGGGGAACAACACTGCTATTGGGGGAATGACTATACAACCTAATGGATCTATCACATTTAGTTTTACGGCAGCTGTGAACATGACACCTGGCCAGATATTAGGGGTGGTGGCACCGTCCACACAGGATGCTACACTAGCGGATGTTGCTTTGACATTACTAGCATCGAGGATCTAACGGCATGGCATCAGACTCGATTGGGGTAATTAGAGGGGCTGAGACAGGCCACATCTATGCCATAGTGAACCCAGATGATGACTCGGAGCTTGACAACCCGCAGCTTATGCTACTGCGACACACCACTGGATACAATGAGGCGCTGGTTATGATTAAGCTGCCTCGGGACCAGTATATGAAGTGTTTATCACAGGAGGATCTGTGGACGTTGGTGGGTGCAATTAGCGATTGGGCAGTAGATCCGGACAACCCATGACTCAGATATTCCTGCTTCAAGGTAATACGACTTTCCCGGACCCAGGTAACTGGGGTCTGCCCAACAAGATTGAGTGCGTCGGTTGTGGTGGCGGCGGTGGTGCTGGCATGTTTGGACCTCCGCAGGGGCAAAATCCTGGTGGAGGAGGCGGCGGTGGTGCATATGCTCATGCTGAGAATATAACTCCAACATTTCCAGTGCCTGTGTTTGTTGGTGCAGGCGCTCAGTCTGCCACCCAGAATAGTATTTATACTACCTTTGGTTTTAGTAATAATGGCAACAAACCACCTACCCCAACCTCAGGGATGGTTTATGCGGGTAATGGAGCAGCGACCAATGCCAGTAGTGGTAATGCTGGTGCAGGGACTGACCTTTACCCAGCTGGTTTCCCAGGCGGTATTGGTGGTTGGGGAGGCGGTGGTCAATTACCTGCTGGGTTCGGTGGTGGTGGCGCTGGTGCTGGCGGGCCGAATGGTGCAGGTGCGAACGGTATAGGGACATCTGGTGCACCAAGTATAGTTGGCGGTTCCGGTGATGCTGGTCATACACCAGCAGGTGCCAACGGGACCCAGTGGGATGCCTCGCACGGTATTGGAGGTGGAGGATCTGGAGGCACTGGCACTACACCAAACACTCGCGGTGGACAGTATGGCGCTGGCAGTGGAGGCGGCGGTGGAAGTGCTAGTTCCAATATTAATGGTGGTGACGGCCTCATCGTCATCACCTACAATCCGAACAGTCTACACTACGGCATTGTGCGAGGGGTGACAACCAAGTATATCTATATGACAGTCAAGCCAGATGTCAACGCTAAAGATGATAAGGAGTTAGACAATCCTGCATGGCTTCAGATAGGTGGTACGCAGGGTGGTGAAGCGTTGCAGATGCTAAAGATAGATCGGATGACCTACAACAGCTGGACTAGCTTCAGCCAGTTAGTTGCATGGGCACAGGCACAGCCATGACTACACAAATCTTTCTATATGCACCTGCTCCAAACCCACTACCTGCAACTTTCCCTAACCCAGGGAACTGGAACACTGTTAATCAGATTGAGTGTGTTGGTAGCGGTGGGGTTGGATCAACACCTTACAATGCCCCTCTCGCCGAGGGTGCTACTGATACAGGTGTGGAACCGCTAGGAGGTACTGCGACAGGTCCAGCAGGAGGAGGAGGAGCTTACGCTACCGCAAACAATGTAAACTTACCATTCCCAGTGCCATTTACTGTTACACCTTCTAATAGGACAGGTGCACAGAACTCCATATTTGTCACTTGGGGTGCCAATAACACTACTTCAGCAGGTGCTACCGTGTTCGCTGCTGTTGGCACCAACGGTCAAGGAATGGGCGGTGGTGGCTCTGCTGGTACACAATTTGGGCCTGGTGGCTTTGCAGGAGGTACTGGCTTCGGAAGTTCTGGACAGTCTACGGCTGGCGGTGGAGCTGGTGGGGCTGCTGGCCCTCATGGTGCTGGAGCTAGTGGTGCAGCTGTAGCTGGTGGTGCCTCTGATAACAATACCGTAGCTGGTGGAGCTACTGTAGGAGCTAACGGGGCTAAGGGTGTACAGTGGGACAATGTTCATGGAACTGGCGCTGGCGGAGCTGGATCTGCTGCCGGTGTTAATGGTGGTGCAGCTACTGGTTTTGGTGGTGGAGGCGGGGCTGGAACTCCGGGAGCCGGAACCAGCCTTCCAGGAAATGGGTTTGCTGGTTTGATTGTTCTTACCTACACCCCCTTGCCACCACCTGTTGGTCTGCAAGCTATGATAATAGCGTGAGGCTGAGATGGCAGCACTAAACTTCCCTGACGCACCGAGCCCTGGACAGACCTTTGTCAACTGGCAGTGGGACGGTACGAAGTGGACGGCAGCGCCAGGCCTGGTGATTGCGAACACGGTAGATGAAGTTCCGATCGCGTTTGGGTTCCCAGGCAGTCCAAACATTGGCTGGTCAGTTTTCATACCCATTACGGTCCCTCTAACACTACCAGCCAACTTCGCTGGTAGCTACGGGTTTGTGCAAGCGCCTCCAGCTGGCAATGTGAACGTGAATATCAACCTGCGGACTGGGGCTAATTCTGGTGCTGCTCCTCCAACCCTGCTTGGTAGCGTAACCATTACACCGACTGGGATGACATTCGCGACCCAACCTGGAGCACCATTCACCCTGCCAGTTGGTAGCACCTTACAAGCCATAACCACTAGTCAAGACCCCTCACTAACCACTATTAGTTTCACCCTATTGGCAACGAGGTTGTGATGCCCAGGTTGTTGATGGGGGCCATTATCAATACTGCCCTAGCATCACCCAACCAGATGGTGGCGTTGATAGATCCTGACGATGATAAGGAGCTAGACAATCCGGCCTGGCTCCAAATCACCAGCCCAACCTCTGGTTTTGGTCCGCTGCGGATGATAAAGATACCTCGGAGTGCATATAACACTCTGACAGTCTGGGCACAACTCCCACCTCTAGTGGCTTCGTATACGACATGACCCGCATCTATCTGTACGGAAGTAATAATTTCTCGCAGTTCTTTTTCCCTGATCCGGGGAACTGGAATATGCAGGGCAATAAGATTGAGTGTGTTGGGTCAGGGTCTTATGCATCTCAAAACTACTTTGGAGGGCCACCAGACCAAGGATCGTCTAGTAATAACCCGGGTGGTGGTGCAGGTTCCTACGCCTTTACAATCAACTCGAACTTGCCATTTCCGGTTCAGTATACTATAACTCAATCAATCCAAGCTGGGCCGGGAATGAATTGGCCAGGAGCTACATGGGGTATCTCAGGGTTTGGTTTCAATCCACCACAAGCAGCAGATCTATTTCCAGGCGTGGTCTACACATCAGCAGGGTCTAACTACGCTCCAGGTTCAACACCGGGGCCAGGCTCTATTTTGTGGTATCCAGAAGGGCAAGGTGCTAGAGGTGGCGATGGCGGAGCTGTAGGTAGTAACTCTGGTGCTCAGCCAGGAGGTCCGCAAAGCTTTCCACCTGCTGGGGCCGGTGGAGGAGGTGGTGCCGGAGGTCCAAATGGGCCGGGAACCGTAGGCCAATCTGGCACCGCTACTACATTCGGTGCTGGTGGTAAAGGTGACGCGGGGAACACGTCTGGTGGTGTTAGTGCTGGGCAAGCCGGTTCCCAAGGCAAGGAGTGGGATAATATCCACGGCTGTGGAGGAGGTGGAGCTGGCACCAACCTAGCTACGAGTCCAACTTTAGGCCAAGCTGGTGGCAGCGGTGGCTACTTTGGTGGGGCTGGTGGCGGGTCATCTGCTGGGTCAGGTACCGGTGTTGGCACTGGAAACACCAACGGGCCTAATGGGGCAGGGACTCCAGGTCTAGTGGTTGTTACCTACCAGCCAAACTACCCAGCAGGCGTTGGGCAATTCATGGTTTAATGGCCATTGTCCATTGGATGGACACGGAGGATTAGATGTTTCGATATATTACTGTGGGAGGGCTGCTGCTAACCATCGCAGCTTGTGCGAGACCGCCAGAGGTTGTGCCGCCTCCCCCACCATTGCCTCCAGTTCTGGTGCCATCTCAAACGGTAGTGGAACCCCCACTCCCTCCCTTGGGCCGTCACCGTTACCATCATCGTAGGTACTACCGGGAACGCCACTTCTACTACAACCATCGGCGAGATGGGCGAGACCGACGAGAGCACTACCGACCTCACAACTCAGGGCAGTGAACATGCAACAAGACAACCAGATTAAGGTCGAGATGACCACTGAGGAATGGGGCCAAGTTATGATGGTCCTACAAGGTGGCATCTATAGGGTGGTTGCACCACTCTTAAACAAGATTAGCTTCCAGGTTCAAATCTTCGTCAGCGCTCAAATGGAAGCACAGAAGGCCGGGGTTGGACCAAAGCTAGTAGTTAGCGACTCAGAGGAAGTCAATGCCATTTCTAATCCTCTCTCTGCCGCGGAGTAGGAGTGCATGGACGGCTCATTATCTGAGCTACCCGCATCTTAACCCGCCAAAGCCTATAGGGCACGAGATCCTGGGTGAGTGCGATACAGTCCAGAAGTTCTTGGAGTCCTATGAGAATGGGATGTGGGGTACCTGTGAGACAGCAGGTGCCACACTATGGCGGATCGTGCGTCAGGAGCTTCCCCATATCCAGATAGTCACGATCCGCCGCCCTCTTATCGACGTTCACAGATCTCTTCTCAGTATGGGAGTCCCTGCCAACCTTACCAACCTAGCTGCTCAAGACGCGATGCTAGACGCAGCCCAACAAGACCCAGCAATCATATCCATTCCCTATAATATGCTGTCCGAGCCGTTCATTGGCAAGTGGTTATTTGAGACTATGTTAGAAGCCGAGTTCGATTTCGAGTGGTGGTACAGAATGATTAATACCAACATACAGATTAATAAGGAGGACTTCCTGGAACGGGTTAGTGACTTTCAAAAAAACCTCAATTCATTAGCGGAGGATGTTAAGCGGTGGCCTATGGAAACGGTGTCCACGAAACATCTGAATTGAATGAACTGACCATCCGCCTGGAGAGGTTCGCGGATTGTTGGAATGAAGGGGCTTTATTGGTCAGGGCTGAGGTCAAAGAAGTAGAACCGAACGGACGTACTTTCAATCCTGACATCAACAGCATACTAACCAATGAGGTACTGGGCACATTCAAGATACTAGTCGCTCGCAAGAATGGGCGAATGATTGGCTACCTGAGTTGGATGGTTGACTTTGACATCGAGTCCTATGGTACGTTGATAGCTAACCAGACTGCTTGGTACGTTGAGCCTGGTCACTTTGGTGTGGCAGATAAGATGTTCGATTGGGCAACAGCCCACTTCAAAGAGATTGGAGTCAAGTACGTTTATTGGCATCACACTCTTAACGGTCGCGGTAAGACTATAGGTAAATACTTTGAGCGTAAAGGTGCCAAGCTAGCCAGCCTGAACTATGTGATGAAGCTCTGAGGAGGTTATTATGGCTGGTGGAGCGATACTAGCTTCTGGCGCGATTGGTGGTCTCAGCTCCATCATTGGTGGCGGTAAGCAGGCACAAGCCGCGAGTGAAGCTGCGCAGGCTCAGGTTCAAGCTGCTCAAATCGCCTCCCAAACCCAGTTGGCTATGTTCCAAGAGGCTAAGAACCAGCTCAGTCCGTTCATCCAATACGGTCAGCAGTCTCTCCCAGCCCTTCAAGCCCTGACTGGTACAGGACCAAATGCCACAGCTCAGTCCGTTCTAACTTCCCCACTCCTCTCGCCAATCCAAACCCAGTGGCCGATGTTCTCACCGACCATGGACTGGTTAAAGACGACACCCGGTTATCAGTTCCAGCTGGATGTTGGCTCCGAGTCCATCAAAAATGAGTTGGCAGCCAAGGGTCTTAGACTCGGCGGCGCATTCGGAACAGCACTCCAGAAGTATACAACTGGACTGGCCGATACCACGTACGCACAACAACTACAGAACTACCAATCCCAGGTTGCTCAACAGATGCAGGGCGCCCAACTGACCCTTAACCAACGCGCCCAGATCCTCAACGCCCTCGGTGGGCAAGCCCAACTAGGTGTGGGTGCTGCTGGTGCCCTAACTGGTGCGTCTATTCAGACCGGACAGGGTGTTGCCCAGACACAACTAGCATCTGGTGCAGCGCAAGCGGGTGGCATCGTTGGTCAGGCAAATGCACTGAGCGGTGCGTTGAGTGGTGTGAGTGGGTCTGCATCTAACACCGCACTTCTGTATGCGATGAACCAGGGCGGCCTATTCGGTGGGGCACCCACATCATCTGCATTTAACCCAGCTGGTGGTTACTCATCAACAGGTGGCTTCATAGTTGGTTCAGATGCCGCCTAGGAGCTTGTGATGGCAGGTGGAAACCAAGACAACGCCCTAATGGGGCTAGCTAGTGGTCCAAGCCCTGCAAGCCCGACCTTGCCAACGCCTGTGTCTGGTGGGCCTAACGGCTTGATGCGCCCAGGTGGGGAAGGCCCTAACTCTCCAGCTCCTACCGGCTCCCCTGCTTCACCAACTCCCAGTGGCCGTAAAGGGCCGATGGATGAGATCGTTGAGGCGCATGACTATGCCAAGTCTGTACATGATACTTTTGCCAAAGCTCAAGTTATGTTGCAACACATGCGCCGTGAGATGGACAATCTGGTAAAGAAGGGTGATACAGTTCAGCCACCAGATGTAGTTGCAGCAGCTGGACGTCTAGTTGGTCACGGACTTAATGCAAAGGAGATGGCAGCCATCCTAGTTGACATGCCACCGATGGGTGGGCAGGGACTGGCAGCATGGTTAGCCACTCATGACCAAGCCATACAGCAGCAAGAGGCCCATGTCGAAGTTATGAAGCAACTGACTGGTCACAACATGATGCAGTCAGCATTCAAGGTCATAGCTGCGTTGCATTTAAGGCAGCGGGCTCAACAGTTCGCTGGTGGTATGGCCGCCCAGATGGGAGCCCTTGGACCGCGACCACCGACTGCTGAAGCTGGCCAGGGGCCAGCAATGACCAACGTCTTACAGGCTACACCGCGATCCGGTACACCTCAGTCAGGTGTGTCGGGGGGTGGAGATGAAGGAGCTGCATAATGGCACTCGGTGGCATTAATCCAGCGATAGGTGCCCAAGCTGGTCGGATGGTTCCAGGGTCTGGGAACAATCTCAATCCGTTCGAGACTATCCGCACTATTGCAGACACCCAACGCCTTAACATTGCTAACACTCAGCACCAACAGGAGCTAGAGGCGCGCAACGCTGCTGGCCAGATCATGTCTCTCTACCCGACAGTTCAAGAGGGCTTCGAGGCTATCCAGAGGAACCCTGCGCTGGCTCCATACATTCCACAAATCTACCAGTCGTTTGCTGAGACAGGTCGTATTCAGGCAGAGACTCAACGCTCCGTAACCTTAACTGGCCAGACAGAGCAGCAGGTTGCTAACACTGCCCTTGAAGCATTCTACAAAGGACTCACCACTCTAGACGGTAACCAAACACCAGCCTATAACCGGGCACAGTTCAACAACTTTGCCCGCATCGGTCGCGGGACTCTAAGTAACACGAATGAGATCCGCGCCTATGACAACGCAGTTAATTCTGCGCGAACATACCTTGACAGCACCGGCTGGACTGGTGACCCACTAACCAAGACCGTCTATGCAACCTTACTCCCACATACAGATGCTGCGGTATCAACCTCCTACCGAGCTGGTTTGTATACCCAGCCTCAAAACGTACCCATCTCACCACCAGTGGGTGGCAATCCACCACCTGGTACGCCTGCTAACCCCAACATACCGCAAACCCTACCGCCTCGTACAGATGTGCCAGCGGCTTCGCCTTCGGCACAGCCGCAACCGGCACCGCAACCAACAACAGTTCCTGCTGCACAGACAGCTCCGGCTCCGCCAGCGCAGCCAGCCGTGGCTGGAGGCGGTGAACCGCAACCAACCCTCATTCCAGGCGGTGCGATGCAGGTTCAACAACCCCCAGTAGCAGCTGGTACGCTTGATCCAGCTCGGGGTGGGACTTCATTCCTGGGTACACCACTCGCACCTAATTATGGCAACCTACCAAACCGGATGCAACCAATCTCTGGGGTCTCAGTCAACGCTGGCGGGGACTTTGTTGGTTCACCTTATGGTGAGCTAGCATCTACTGCCCAAAAGGATTACGCAACGTCTGGTGCAGCTCAATACTCTCAGGCACTTGCCGGTGAACAGGCACTGGCTGGTATCGCTAACACATTTAACACCATGCAACAGGGCGGTGCTTGGACACAGCCTGGCTTCCTGTCGGGAGTCCGTAACACTATTAATAGTGCGCTCCATACCATCGGTAACATTGCAGGCTACAAGGGCGAGCTACCAGACCTAGCGCCAACCGCTTCGGCCAGTGACGTTGCCAACCAAGGCCGGAACTTCGCAGCCAATCTCGTTCGTACTCTTCTGCCTGGCCAAGTTCATGCTGCTCAAACGTTTGCTGATGCGGTGTCAGTTGTCCCAGGTACAGAAGATACTTGGCTGGGTGGTATGACCGTGCTTGCATCTCTGGATGCACAAATTCATAGGGTGGCTGACTTCCGTAACTTCCAGATGGAATGGATGGCTGACCAGCGCAGTGCTGGGGTCCAACATCCCAACCTAATCAACTCAGTTGAGGCCTTCAACCAACAGTTCCCACCGGCTCAATACCAACAGAAGGCGCTGTCTAATATAGGCATGAACGCCAACATGACTATCAATGACATATTCAAGTGGGAGAACAGTGGGGCACTGAAGCCCGAGCAAGGGAACGCGATCATCAACAACAACTTCGACCTATCAACAGGCCGACTCAAACCCAACTCGGTATGGGGGCGGATGTTTGGGGCTCCTGGCTCACAGCCACAGGGGCAACAGGGAACAGGACAGTAGATCATGGCCGAAGCTGATCCCAACCAACCCGATTATAGCAGTGTAGAGGCGCTCCGTAGGCAGTGGCAGCAAAGCCATGATCCTACAACAGGCGATGTGCGTCCCTCTGCTCAACCCTCAACAGTCCCTGCGACAGCCCAACCTGCACCAGCAGCTAGACCAGCTGTTGCTTCACCAGCTACTGTACCGAGTGCAGCCCCAGCCAGTAGAACGCAAGTCGCACCGCCGACAGGCGACGTATATTCTGGGAACGTGGCAACCGCTGGTGACCTGCTAATCAAGCAACCACTCACTGGTTTCTTGCAGGATGTAGGTCCGCTTGTAGGTACGGCACAGTCAGCACTTCACCAGAATGCTGAACGCAACAGGATACTACCGTGGTCCGGTGAGGATATAGGCAACCCTATCCCAGCTGTTTCGCCTGACAGCTGGACAACGACAGGCGGAGCCGAGAGACTCACTGGCGCAATCAATCCTTCAGATCCTAGATTGAGCCCACTTGGTACATTCAATGTAGGTGCAATGAGAGCAGCTGGTGCAGTGGCCCCGTTCTCAGTTGCGACAGGCTTCCTAGGTACGCCAGCGGCGGGGTTCGCTGTCCAGGGCGGCGGCATGTTAGTTGGTGGTTTGGAAGCGTTAGCAGAACGTTATGCCAGTCCATACGTTGCAGACATTATCGGACTGGGTGGGGCTTTGGCTTTTGGCCCAGAAACTTTAGCCTCCAGAGTCCCTCAAGCTACTAGCATATTGGGTCGTCTGGTTCATACAGCTGGTCATATTGTTGCGCCTGTCGGTGCCACCATTGATGCAGGTAGATGGGCACTGGATAGGGTAGCTCAGATTGCTGTTGATCCAAGGCGTATGTTAAGAGCGGCAGGTGTATTGTCCTCTGGCCAAATCGGCTCTGGCAGAGGTTCTCCGCTTGCACCAGACTCAACCAACGCACTGGCGCCAGGTGTTAACCCGGCTGCAATTCAGTGATTATGTCTTGAGTCTCTAGGACCGCTCTACCAGCATCTGTAATCCCCCATATTCTAAGACGGACTTTGATGCTTGTGCCTCCAAACTTGGAGAAGTCACGAGCGAGTCCCATCTCTACTAACCGTTGCACCCTGACTATCTCATCATCATCCATTACAGGTGCAGCTTGCACTCTCTCCTTCAACTTCCTTAGCATTCGTATGTCAGGCTTGGTAATCACATCACTCCACTCCATGTTGGTGTCTCGGCCTCGGATACCAGGTTTCAGTCCCAGCGTACCTAGTAATAATATTAGCTCCTTCAGCAATTTGCATCACCCTCTGGATCTTGTCAGCAGCTACCCGCGTCGACAAAAAGTGTACGATAGAAGGTGTGGCTATGGGTTTCTTTCCATTCCTGACCCACAGTTCCATCATGTGATAGTGTAGCTCATCAATCACAGCTGCATCAGACTTACCTTGCATAGCCCTGAAGATGTCGGGCATATGAGACTCGGCTTCAACTAGCCACTCGATTGCCCTATTCACATCAGTCAATTCTATTGTGAAGTCTGCGGTCCTAGATATGGTGCTGACCATGCACAACTTGATAGCCAGCTCAGTGCGGCTGGTGTTATAGACCTGTAGCTTGGTGTGACCTGGCTCGGGTGGGCAACCTGCCATGTGCCATTCATTGATCTTCTCGGCTGCGTCTTGAGTCCACTTCATCTGTCCATACAGCAGACTGATCTGACCCAGCCGTTGCAGTATCCTATTCTTGGCACGAGCTGCACCGTTGTCCCCGGTGAATAGCTCCTTACGCGGTGCTTCCGACGCATACACCATTATAATGCGACGTATGAGTCCGGTGTTCCAAGTCGCGTCTGGGAAGTGTTCTGCCAGGTAAGACGGCTGCATTCCACCTATAATATTCAGTTGCGGACGTACAATCTTGACCTCTTTAGCAGGTCCGTGTCGTCGAGTCTCGGAATGGGTTTCCTTGTTGTTCCACAGTGCATTCAATACCGATACTGTGGAGGGATCATATGTTGGTAACAGCACCTGAAACTCCTCGGCTGCTACCAGCAGCGAGTGCATGGTTATGGGTGGTCCCTCTTTAGGTATATGGACACTGGTAGCCTTATTCAACTCATCGATCATGCTGGCTCTAGTCATGGAGTCAGACGCGACCTTGAACGCATGTCCCCCTGTCGGGTCCATAGCGTCTGTCCAGAAAGCCTTGATCTCGTCTATGATACCCTTGCCTGTTCCCGGTGGTCCAACTAACATGACGTACAGATTAGGGTATGTGCGTTTCCCTCCAACTGCTCTAGCCCACACACGTCTCCCACACGCACCAGCTATCAACGATATACCAGCCCATAGCCGATGGATCTCGGTGGTCCTGGCAGTCTCGGTGAAGGTGAACCACTCTGACACGAGGTCAGACCAATACCCATTTCCCTGCATAGGGAAGCCCCCAACTTGACGGCTGGCGTCACTGAGGCGCCCACTTACCTAACCCACGAGAGTTATTCTCGGACTTGTATCCCCAGTTGTAGCCGACCTTGGCTTCTGAGGGTACTTCAAATACTCTGCCAGATTTAGGGTCCGTCATCTCCAACCTCAACAGTTCTCTTACCTCCCTAACCGTTTCATCAAACCTATCATCATCAATAACTTGGAATGTAATGGAGTCATATCCTTGAGCCAGCAATTGAACTCGGTTTCGGACATGCTTCCAAGTCTTCCAAAATCCAAGATTGGTTCTGTCACTTGTAGTTGACTGAGGTATGTAAGCAATTCCCTCTCGTAGGGTTGCATCTGAACTAGTGTCTCCGAAGAAGTGTCGTTCGCGACCGAAAGGCGTAATGAGTCTATAATTGGTTTGTATCTCGCTGGATACCCACTCCCAGTATCTGGGTATGCAAGGGAACGCAGCATTATTACCGCGACAGAACCTGGCCTGGAAGTCCTCAGCAACTTGCTGCGTAATCTTAAGGTGGCGAGCCATAGTCCATGCGGTTCCCATGTAGTCAGACAGGTGGGCTCCCCTTTTAGCCATATCTCTATAGGAGAACTCCCTGTAAAACTTAGTGTCTGCGAGCGCACGATCACCCCCCTTGTCCCCTGGCCATAGCATCTCAGGCCACACCAACTTGGCTACATTGGTATGCAAGTCCCCAGACTCACAGGCATCTAAGAAGGTCCAATCCCCAAATATACAACCGATCAAGAAACCTAAATCTCTAGCCTCCGACTGCTCAAAGTCAATGACACATAATTTGTATCCTGGGTCTGCCACGAAGATATGTCGTAGCCCAGGGGCAATGTTCTGGGCGTTCCCTCCAGTCCCAAAAGCGTTCTCACTACTTGAAGGTCTTCCGGACTCAGTTCCGGCGATATTATAAGAACTTCTGAACCGTCCGTCCGGGTCAACGTCGTGACTAAGCACTTCATGTTGCTTTGACAGATCGCGTATCGAGAGTATGTGGTTGATGAAGGGTCTGGCATAGAGATAGGTCTCGTAAAGTTTTTCGAGGGCGGTTCGGTCCATGCTAAGTTTTCTGACTCCCTTTTTGCTTGTCCACTGCTCGGGGAGTCTGAGGACTTCGTAGAAGAGTCTCGGGAGCTGGCTAGTACTGGACCGAGGTAGTGCTTCATCAAACGGCTTATGACCTGACGGGAGTACGGCATTGCACAGCACCATTAGTTGGTTGCGTAGCTTGGTTATTCGCTGCTCCAGCTTTAGTATTGCTTCCTGCCTCAGGTTCATATCGACTCGGAAGCCACGTTGCATGATCTCCAGGTAAGGAGCCTGCAACGCCCTCTCGAAGTCATAGACCAACGAGGCGTGAGGTCGAGCAGCTAGCATCTCTAATTCTTGTGGAAGGCACTCACTCGTAACGCAGTTGTCTATACCGCAGTAGATTTGGTGGATCTCACTTGGGGAGCACCGAGTCAAGTCCATATTGGCGGTGTCTATTGTTGCCATCTTCCTGCCATTTCCTCACGAGTTCTATCCCGGCCGCGGTTGCCATCCAAATGGTCAGGTCGGGACTGTCTGGGTAAAGTTCTTTGGAGCTGACCAGACCCTCATCTCTCAACCGATTGACAACCGGGAGTAAGTGTTGGACCTGGACTTGCTCACGGGGAGCGTTGACTATATACATCAGAACCTGGAAGTCAAACAACGCCAGTTCGCTCATCTATTCATCTCGCTTCTCGGTATCAGACTTAGCCGTCCGGAACTGTTTCCAAGCTGTCTCATTCGTAAACACAGACCCCAAAAAGCCTAAACTTTTCGGTAGCTCTGGATACAGGGAGTGCCAAGCGAGCATGGTATCATGGTCACAATGACTGGGGATGCCCAGCACCTTCATCAGATATTGTATATCATACATCCCATTCTGAAAAACTTTGGGGATCGGAGAACCCAACAGCCTAGCAATCAATTGCCAGATGTAGACCTCCTCGGGGATGGTCCAGTAACTCGTCACCTGTTTACCGTCACGCACCGGGTATATAATCACATAACCAGTGCCCTTTTTGGTACGGTGGGGTCCGAACGGGATCACTAGGGAGTCTGATGAACTGCGGGCGAACCCGCATGTGTCTATCATCCCACCAGATGTTTCCACGTCCACTGTCAGGGTCGTCGGTGGGTTGGATATGGTATCCTCAATCCACTGGACCACCTCTTGCAGGGTTGGATTGATGATAATCCTCCGGGAAGGGCGGATAATATCAGGGTACTCAGACTCGCGGTATGCTTTCAGATAGTCTCCAATTATTATTGGTCTCCGTCCCCACTGCCCTTCATATAATAGGGACGCGGGGTGGAACGTTGGCAGACACTTAACATTATAGGTCTTGGACCAGGTAGTAGTACCACGCAAGGCTGTGATGTTAGTCACCCCAAGAAAAGCCCAGCAAGCAGTATTGCCCATAAGGCACACGAGATTAGGCTTGAGATTAGCCACATCCGAAGCGAGCCTCTCCAGGTGGTGGAGGTAATCAGGTCTGAGGTATCTTCCCATGTGGAGGGGTTGATAGGGATAGTTGGCCCCACCAACCTCCGCTTTACTACCACAAATAGCTGACAGATCATTATTCGGGGGGCGCATGTTAAGGACATTGGTGAACCCAATCCCTGCTGCGTGCATCCACTCGTCCCGATGACGCACCCATGCCAGACCCCAGTCTGTCCACGTTATCTCATTCTGAGCCTTGGCATGTAGCTCTGGATACACTTCTGGTAACGCTTCACCTAACATGCCCCAATGCATTTTGCCACTGCCTCCGACCAATGGCAACTGCATACGATCTTCATCTGCGCCCCACGCCTCACCAACCATCAGCATACGAGGGTTAGGAGGACCAGAGTATCCTTGCAGATGACTCATATCGTGGTCACCTTAACTGCGCGCATTCTTCTTGCTTCACGCAGCTGTCGTCGGGCACCCTCACAATAGTTCGGATCGATTTCAAACCCGAGCACCCGAGTCGCTCCTAGCGACTCAGCCGCTCTCAAACTGGAGCCGCTACCGCACGTCGGGTCTAGCATGGTGGTATGGGTATCAACTAGCATGGACATGAAGTAGTTCAGCATCGCCTCGGGTTTGGTAGACGGATGCATCGAGGTATCAGTCGGACAGGCGAACACATCTGACTGTACCTTCAAGATGTATCTGTCTCTCATTCCCAACATGCAGGTATCATAGACATGCTTCGGTCGCCTCCTGTAGTCAGGTGTTATCCCTGACTCGGCATGATACCAGATAAGAGGGTGGGGCAGCCAAAATACACCGGGGACACGATTGAGATATGACATGACCTCGCTATGATTTTTGTCTGAGTACCAGAACATAATATGGCCTGACATGTCGAAGAACTTGTTGATGTTAGTAACAAAGCACTCAAGCAATTGATTGGCAGCTTCGGGACTATCTTTGTAGAAGGTATGTTCAAAGCCCCGTCCGACTGGCCCGTCTGCGACCCCAATACCATACGGGAAATCACAGTGAATGAAGTTGAATTTAGGTCCATCATAGTCAGGTGCCCAGTCTAGGAACGAACTATTCCGTATAGAGTCCTCAATCAAATCAGTTTTAGGTTCCTCAAGCGGTCTGTTCCTCACAAATAGGAAGTCGTTAGACCGCTTACGAGACTCGGTACGTTCGACAAGTGTCAACGCCTCGGTCAGCGTCTTGCACTCGGCCACCCGACTATCATTCAGATGCTCAGCAATCTTAATGTGGTTGGATACTACGGTACGCACCGTTGACAGGCTCTTGGCCGTACTAGTTTGGTTCCATTCCGGATCACCTTCACTATACAGCTGATGTATCTCATAGGTGGCTTGGGCTATCTCCTGCCATGTCAGGTCTTTCCTCTTAATATTCTCTTCCAGTTCCACAATCCGATACTCTCGTGGGGTCAGATCGGTAGTATACTGGATGGGGATGTCAGTCCAGCCCAAGTTCTTACAGGCGGTCAGCCTTCTTTCACCGGCGACCAACACACCGTCTGGGCGGACTATAATGGGATGGAACAGGCCATAAGCCTTGATGGAGTCTTCTAACCCTGTCGTGTCTACAGCCTTCCGCTGTCGCCTGGTTCTCTCAATGACTATCGAGTCGATTGGTAGCTTATCAAATTCATTGGTTACTGCGGGCATGGCTGTAGCGCTCCAAGAAAGATGGGGAGGCGTAAACGCCTCCCCCTAACGTATGTTAAGTTACTTGTAGTCTTCGTTAGGTCCAAGCACCCGGCCGACTTGATTGCCGATCTCATTGGTGTTCTGATTGAGATACTGTTGTACCTCGATTACCACATCGCACCCAATTACTTGGGGGCAGACCTCGGCGTAGTCCTTGCCATCCGGCTCAACGTCACATGACCGGAGGAACTCATCGAGGCGCCAAAGTGCTTCGTCCGTAAGGAAGAAGTCCCTGCGAAGGCGAACCCTCTGGAGGTTGATCGGAACGAGGTTCCCTTCACGGTCTTTGAAGTACCGCTTTTCTTCAGGAACTCCGTCCGGCCAATCCGTCAGGCTCAGCTGGTACCTAACGTAGGGCGTCTTGTTAGCATTGCTATCCCCGTACTCGTAAGACTGGATCTTTCCGGGGTAGTGTTCCACGGGCAATGCAGGTGGACGTACTGCCTTGCCAGCGGGACGGGACAACCAAGCTGTGAAGTCAGGCATAACAAGTTCCTTTCGGATGAGTGAGTAGTGAGTAAGTCAGTGAGTAAGTTAGTCAGATTACTTTGCTGCTTCTGCTACGATAGGCACCTCCTGTGGTAGTCCTGAACGGTAATCTCTGAAGTACTCAGCCAGACCTGTCTCCAAATTATATTCTGGCTTGATGGTGAATGGAGCCGGATTGATTAGCTCTACGTTTTCGTCGTTGTTAGTGTAGATTGTTCGCTTAATGGCGGGATGGTTTCCCACAGACGTAGCACGGATGCTGTGTCCGAAAAACTGAGATATCTGAGGAGAAATGTTCGCTCGTCCAAACACCTGAGGGAACCCTCTAGCTTGTCTGTTGGCGGACACCTGCGGTCCAGGCGGCTCCATGAATATAATGTGGCATATGAGAATGACATTGCACTTCACCTCATCTGATTTCAACAGTTGAAGTTGGTTGCGGATATATCCATACGCATGAGAGTAATCGTTGTTACCAATACTGCCAACCTGTGGACCGCTAGTCAGGTGCCCAGTCAATGATAGCTGGAAGTTCATAGCACCTTCGCAGTACCGACTGAACGAGTCAATCACCAGTACATCGTTCGGTCCCCACTTCCCAATGTTACCTGGGCGGTCATCTCCATCAACCCAGTCATTTAACATCTTACCTATCTTGAGCCAACTGTCACCCTTGGGGAAGGCGTTGGCCCCTTGAATGTTATATCCCTCGGTCAATGTAACATAACTAATATTCTCAGCAGTCTTAGCTGCTTGCTCTGCGGTCCACAAGCCAGGTCGCTGCCGCAAATATATTGATTTAGGATTAGTCACAAAGTCTCTTATAATACCAGCCTTGCCGTCCAGATCAATAATCCGAACACGATAGCCAGCAGCAGCAAGAGAGACCAATGACCCTGTTTTACCGGCTCCAGAATGCCCAAGGTAAAGCATCTTGATAGCTGGAGTCGTATTGTATTGGGTGAACTTTGGCATGTCAATAGTCCATCCTTTCGAAGGTGGGGTCCCACACTCGTCTCTTATATTCGCGACGTAGTATGAGTTCTCTAGAGTTGGCGGAAGTTGCTGAACATACCTGCCGGAAGGGGCATCCGCCATACATACCACAGGCAGAGTCGTTTTGTGGCCAGTCATCGTCGTAGGCACATTTCTCTAGCTGTTCTAGGAAGAAAGCTAGATCATGATGCCATCGATTGAGTTGTTCGTCGGATCGTGAAACAACTCCCCTTTGGAACTCGGAGAAGGATTGCACAACCTGACAGGCGTCCACGAGTATTCCAGTTGTATCGACGCCAAACACACTCCGTGCCGCAATTGTGTAGATAGTGAATTGATTGTCAGGTGTGAACTTGGCAAACCAATACTCACTGAGGGTATGACCAGTAGACTTAACATCAGTGACGTACCGTGCGCCATTGAGTTCTCCTATTCTATCTAACCGCCCACACAGAACGAACTCCTCACCCGTGGTTGCACTCTTGTAACCTGTCCCCAACCGGAACGGAAGTTCGACTGCTAGACGGTCATCGTTACCAACCCTGACTACCTGAACCGGATCGTTCTGGTACTTATCCAGATACCACACAATGGTACGGACCAGTGTGTATCTGTTCTTGATCTTGAACGCCTTGTCATCGGACTGCCAGGGCCTATTAAGATTGTAGTCCCAAGTCGCCTTGAGCGTCTCGCGGACTACCTCAACCATAGCATCCCGATGAGGCATCTGTCTGTCAAGGCGGTACGTCCAGTACAACTCCACAGCACGGTGGAGTGCTATACCGAACGTCAGATGCACAGACTCCTGTGCGGGTTGGAACCCATACACTATGGACAGATAGTAACGCCTCGGGCATATCTTAAAATCGTTGAGGCTGCTAGAGTCCAAGTGTATTTGCAACAGCATGTTCTTCTTAGAGAACGCACCGTTAGGCAACAGTTCGAAGCCAATGCCTAATGAACCGTCCATCGTCTAGTCCTTCTTAACCTTGACGAAGCCCATCTGGCTGGCACTAGATACTATGATGGGTAGGGTTGGAGCCCGAGGCGATACATCCTTCTTGACTCGGACCTGACGCACCGTTGCTGTCGCTGCTAACCGATCCCTGAGGTCTTGCATGTGAGTAACAATCTGCTCCAACCCAATTGTACCCAACGCCTCAGGATCTCGGGAGAACAACTCTTGTAACGAATACTTATCAGCCTGTCGTAGTGCATCAGTCTGAGGGATGGGGTAAGTGTTGTCACTCGACATCTTCCATCTCCTCCTCAGGCTCAAGCTCCTCTAGCTCGGCGATAGCTATCCTTCTTCGGAGTGCCATCACGCCTTCGTGAATGTACTCACGGCAGACATGACTGCAACCAACACGTCTATGCCTGGGAGCCCCGGCACCAAAATATCTCTCCAAGAACTCCCAGTCTTCATCGTAGGTCAGGATGTGACGCGGGGTCGTTGGCCTGTCCGTTTTCTTTACCATCAGTCTCTGCCCTTTTGAAGTTATGATAAAGGACAACCCCTGCCGATTTGATACTGATAATCAAATCCTGCAGCAGCGGCTCCTTCTGCTTGGCCCGGTTCAGATACTCGATCAGAAGTTCGGGCTCATCGGACCTAATCAATAGGCCGACCTCGGGGTACTGTGTAGCCGCAGCTTCCAGCATCAACGTTTGGATAGCTTGCAGCTGTTGGGCTCCTTCAGCCCAGCTGATCCTCTCCCCCATCCTACTCACTCTCGTTCGATTGATAGTTGTTATCTTTATCCAGGCGGGCCACGTAGTCTATCTCCTCACCCATCTCTTGGTATTCCTTTTCGAGGGTGAGATGGAATGCATTGACTGCCTTAGCAAGTGCGTCTGAGAACCGGCCAGCAGGGATCTCGTAATCCCCTGGCAACAGTTCGAATAACGTCCCGCACATCTCAAGGTAGTGAACGTATAGAACCTCTGCTTCACTAGAGGTCATGGATAAACCGTCCATCTGGAAGGTTTCTTCCTTGCTGTCACTCTTGTCGTCCATTTTAATCTCCGTAGATTGACTTGAGACTAGCAATGAGCTTACGTCTAGCTCTCTCCCTGTTCTCTGGTTCGAGCATCGCAGCTGCAACCTTAGCCTCGTAGTCAGGGATCAGATGTTCATTCAGTTCCCGCGTGACCTCATCAACTGCCACCTCCAACAGTGCATGATCAAAGGCTGGCAGTTTAGGATCTTCGCGGCGCGAGAACCGGTAGGTTTTGTCAAGTTCATCTACCATCCTGACCAGGCCATCCAGCGTGTTGATCTCCAACACGTGGTCAGGCGATGCGTTCTCTGCATCCGTGACCCAACGTGTAGCGATCTTACGGATAAGGTCTGCACGATGGTAGTTAAGGATTGATGCCTCCAGGTCAGTCATGATATGACCACCTCGGAAGGGATCAGAGAGTTTGAACTGGTATTGTGACAGGTTTATCTTTGCCACACTTTACTCCCTCGCTTGCGATTATACGCCCATCATGGTTGTGTGTCAACAACATTGTTCATCGAATGGACACATTCTTCAAATACTGTAAAAGCCTGGGAGCGCCAGTCTTTTCCCCGCTTCGCGTCACGAGTTACAACTCTTGCTCCCAGGTAATTCAATTCTATCGGAACTGTTCTAAGTCTGCGTTTACCAGCGTATGCTTGGTCCTAGTCTCGGTCACGTAATGCAGGTTATGCTCCTGCTCTAGTGGCTTCGGGTCACCCAACGCATTGGCCATAACCGATTGTTTACTTGGTACACGCCACGGATCGAGATGTACGACCAGCGGCCACTCCAATCCCTTCGAGCGATGGGCCGAAGATAGTAGTATAGGATTGCCCTCTCTTGAGAATAGCTTTTCCA